TCGCAAAGATCATAACAGACGCTCTGTAACAAGCGATGGCGAGAGTTTGACAGTGTGTTTCATTCGGGTATTATGGCGCCCGCTGAGACAGGATGGGCTGCTATAATCCTGTGATGCAAAAGGGAAATTGGCAGAGTGGTTGAATGCACCGGTCTTGAAAACCGGCGAACGTTAATAGCGTTCCCAGGGTTCGAATCCCTGGTTTCCCGCCAAGATTTACACGAAAGCCCCGCACTAGCGGGGCTTTTGCGTTTATGGGGCTTGGGAATGTCGGCAGCGAAACATCTGATCGTTTCCGCATCATTTCAGGCGGTTTCCGCAACTCTGCCAGATTCGAGATCAACGAGTCGGCTTCACGATCTCGCCAACGCGCCTGTAGACCGTATCCGTGATGCGCTTGTCCGTGTGGCCCAGGAGGCGGCTGGCATCGCCCAGGTCGAGGATCTCGCTGGCGGCTTTCGGTCGGATGTCGCGGAATTGGAACTGGCGAATGCTCGCGGCGAGAATCCCGTCTCCTTTCTCGCGAGCTGTCGCAATCGCCCGGTTCCTGGCATCGTCAAAGCGCAGCCGCAGCATCGGCTTGGTCACCTGCCGCCCATCCTCAGTGACAATCAGGTACGGGCTCCGCACGCCGCGGGAACGCCTCTGCTCTATCAACCGCTCCACCAGTGCGCCTAAGTCATTCAAAACTCCGGCGGCAGTCAGGCGGATTCGTAGCTTTTTGGAAGTCTTGCCCTGGGCAACCTGCAGGAACTCGTTAACCGCGTCTGCTTCCCGCATCGAAAGTACGTCCGCCGGGCGCTGGCCAGTCAAATAAGCCAGGTCCATGGCGTCGCGCAACTCCGAGGTCGCGACCGCATACACGGCGCTCCAGATTTCCTCGGTTGCGTAAAAGTCCCGCGGCACTTCCTTGTTCTTTCGCACGCCGGCGGCCGGGTTGCTCTCGGTGATCCCCCACTCGCGTGCGATGTTATAGATGTGCGAAAGCAGGGAGATCTCCCGGTTGGCTCTCACCTTGGCGCTCCGTCTGTCCCGGTATTGGGCTATGACCTGCGGCGTCACGGCATCAATAGGGGCGTCGGTGAACGCTTTGCGTAGTTGCTTCAGGCTCAGCAGGTTATCGCTCTGCGTCTTTGGCGCCTTTCCCGGGATGACCTCCCGCTCGTACCGATCAAACACCTGGCCCAGCAGGGCGTTCTTCTTCGGTACTGGCTTGCAGTCGAGCTTTGCCCATTCAGCCTTGGCGATATCCAAGTCACCCCCGAGCGGGATTTCTATCCGCTTCCCGTCTTCGTTCCTCCCGTCGTAGTAGTACCCAATCCACTCTTTGCCGCCTTTCAGCGTGCGTACACGCCGAATCATTCTTGGCGGCAGATCCCTATTTGCCGCCTTTTTGGCTCGCATCTCTTCATCCTACCTTTGACAAATCCAGCGACCAGGCCTCGGCCGCAACGTTTTCCGCAGAAGGCTTTACGCCTGCCAGCTTCATTCGGGCGTAGACGCGGCCGACCACAGGCCGACGAGCCCTGGTCAGCACGTACTTCCAGCCGTTTCGGCTCAGCCACGCTATCTGGCCTGACGGAATCACGTATCCGGTGATCGCCGCCAGCTCTTCCTCGGCAAGCGTTTCGCTTTGCATCTCCATGCTATGCACCTCTATACGTCAGGTTTGTCGAGAGAGCCGGCGGGCCGCGCTGTCTTGATGATGTGGATGACCATGCCGAAGGTGATCAGCATCCAGGCACAGGTGCCGGCGAATGCGTACAGGAGGTCAGATATCTCTCCGTCCATGACCAGTCCGGGGCCGATCCAGAAGATCCAGCAACTGGTGCCGGCCAGGTACAGCAAAGCGCCCAGCAGGATCAGGGTGAGTTTCGTTGCGAACATGGGGTGTCCTTGCCGCGCTGGGCGGCAGAAGGTGGCCCGCCGTTTTCCGGCAGGCTTGTTAGAGAAGGGATTCGGGGCTTCTACATCAAGGTGGCGAGATATGCCCCTGCGATGTGCCGCCGCAAATCCTGGCGCTCTTCAAGGTCGATGAGGCCCAGCCGAAGCAAGCGGTCGGTCCATCGGTCGTATTCTCGGAAGAAACGATTCCTCGACTTGCGAGTTTTTACTGGCGCAATTGCGATGACTGCTTCTGCGAAATGTTTCATGAGGCATTCCTTGTGGGGGTGAGCCTCAATGGTTGATGTGCCGGGGTGTCGGTTTCCCGACTATTTATCTTCCGCACCCTTCATAAACGTGATCCAGTGCGTTTTCTCGCGCTTCCCGGACTTGTGGCCAAACAGCGGCTGCTCGTCGGTTAGGGCAAGAATCTCGCTGACTTTGATCTGGGTCTCGTTCCACTTGAAGATCAGGAACTGCCCGGGCCGAAGGACCCGGAAGCACTCTGCGAAGCCTTTGCGCAGATCGTCGCGCCAGTCGTCGGTGAGGATTCCATACTTGAGCCGCAGCCAGCTTTCCCGACCAGCTCGCACCAGGTGAGGCGGATCGAACACGACCATGTTGAAGCTGGCGTCAGGGAAGGGCAGGTGCCGGAAATCCATGATGACGTCCGGCTCAACCTTCAGCACCCGGCCATCACACAGCACATGCTCTTCATCGCGGATATCACCGAACAGAGCGCGCTGGTCGGCTTTATCGAACCACATCATCCGGCTGGCGCTGCAGGGGTCGAGGACTTGCGCATTCATGGCCTCGGCCCCTTGTAGATGAACACGTAGGCGAACCAGAGGGTGGCGATCATGGCGTCACCCCGTCTTCAGTCTTCAGTTCAGCGACGAGTTCGGCAGCCAGGCCAATCGGCCACCAGTAGCGCGCACGCTGATAATCCGGATAGCTCTCTTCGCGAATCACCAGGCCCTTTCGGTGAAGGGCCTTGAAGATGCTGAGCACGGAAGATGCTGATACGCCGAGGCGGTGCCCAACCTGATAGCTAAGGCCGCCCATGCCGAACACGCACGCCTGGTCACCAAGTGCCAGCTTCTCGCAATCCTTCTGATGCAGGTACGGCTGGCTGTCTCGATAGAGGTTGGCGTTTTTCCGCCCGATCTTGCGCAGCTCATCGAGGACGAGTTGCTGTTTCTCTGTGAGCTTCATAGCTTCACTCCGTCCCAGCGAGATATGCCGGCTCCGTGGCGGCGGCCAGCCATTCGCGCAACGTACCGACGATCTTCGTGCGGTCATCTTCATCGCACCACGGCTTGTCGAGCCATTCAGCACTGACCAGCTCAACATCCCAGTCGTCGTAGGCGCCTGGCTCTTCGCCGTTCATTTCTTCGAGCACCCGACGTGCGCCGGCCTCATCGACAGCTGCAACCCAATCGCAGTCGCCGACCATGAAGGCGAGCAATGGAACTGGTGCAGGTTGGCTGCCGTTCAATTCGAATACTTCTTTTCCATTTTCCACGGGCATGACTTCGTCCTTGCCGCTATAGCGGCTGACTTTGAAGGGGGAGGGGTTACAGGTTTTGCGGGCGGAGTACGGATGTACTCCTATCGGGATTTGGCGCTGCGCTTGCGAAACTCGTAAACCATGCTGCGCAGATCTACGAGAGCTTCCTGCATGTCGCCGCGGGCGGAGTCGATATTCTCGAACAGCTCACCTTCACCGTCGTCGCCGCCTTCATCGACGGCCAGAAGAGCCAGACCGTATGTTTGGAACTTCGCCAACACGTCATCCGCTGACTTGGCCATGTACTCGGCATGCTCAATGGCATAGGACTCTGGTGAGCGATCGGGCTGCTCGGCGTTCATTGGGTTTGGCGAATAGCGCAAGGCAGATTTGTATGCAGCATCAAGCGCATCATCCAAATCGCCGCCAGCCTTCTTGGCCTCGTTGAAGGCAATGATCATCTTCGCCCGAACGTCGTAGCAGCGTTCAACCGGCATATGTGCCACCGGCTCGCCCTGGGGCTGGGCGGCTGGCACGAGGAACGGCACCCACACATAGCCATCACGTTCGGCACGCTCAATCGCTTTTTCGTCAGGCGGATATGCCACCGACTGGTGGCCCACGACAAAGCCGTCATGCTTGCGTGTGAGGTTCCAGCCTTGTGACAGGCCGGTTGGCTTTGGATCAGCAGGTTTGTTTTCTGTAGGCATGGGGAGTCCTTGCCGGGCCATGTCCGGGCGGCGGAGGGTGGCGAGGTCAGGCGATTCCGGAGAGCGCAAGGGGCTCATCTCCGCTGCGAGCAATTCCTGCGTGCAGGTCGACCTTTCGACCCGCGAGCATCCCCGCGATCTGGGCGTTCATATCGATGTCGATATCGCGCGCTTTCCGGGCTTTGCCGACGCCGTTGTTGGCCAGGTACTCGTCGATCAGCGCCTTGTCTTGCGCTTCGACGGCAACGATGTCGCGGCCATCGCTTGATGCCTGGCTGTCATCTTCGCCTTTCGGGACCAGTGCGCAGAGCTTCCCGTAGACCTCGTTGACCCACGCCAAAGCAAAGTGGTCGCCTGCTGTTTCGGCGGAGTACGAACTTCGATATACGCCTGCGCGGACTGCTGCGGCGTATTCTTTGCGCGCAAGTTTCAGCTTGGTCAGAAGAGCCTCAAAGGCGTACAGCGCGATGTGTTGCGCGGGGGTTACGCCGACGAACGAGGCGCGCGCCACTATCCGGTTTTTTGCCGCGTCCCACCGACACTTGCGCAGCGAAGTGCAGCCGAACACATGGGCTACAGCAGCGCTCAGGTTCCGCTCCCACGCGGGTAACCGCTCGGCCCGTGAGAACTGCGATTCGACTTCGCCAACGTCGCTCAGCTTTACGTCCATCTCCGTCAACCGATACTCACGCATCAGTGCCTGTGCCTGCCGGAGCGCCGTGGCGGCTTCGTTCTCGTTTGCGCTTTTGGAAAGGGCCAGACAGTGCTTGATCTTGCGGATCGCACGATCGAGCTTCTTTTCGTCAATCTGTTGTGCGGACATTGGGGGATCCTCGCCGGCTGGCGTGATTCGTTAAGGTGGGTGATATGCTTTGCTGCTTATCAAACAAGGAGGTGGTAATGGCGGGTAAAAAGCTTGAAGCGTTCCGCGAGTGGTTCAACCCAAAGCGTCGGCGGCGAGCAGGAGGCGCT